AGGATTTCGAACCATTCAATCCAAACACGTGTAACACAGGTCGCATGTTCTTTGATAACTGCACTCGTCAGCAAATTAAAGACGCATAAATAAAACAGATAAAAATAACAGATAAATTAGATAAATAAATTAGATAAATAAAACAGATAAAACTAATAGATAAATAAAATATACACACTAATTGTATATATATTTTATTATGGAACCACGTGATGCAATATTAGAATATTTATCTAATCCATCATATCAAAACAATTTGATGACGAATGGACACACCAAGAATCTACAAAATATCGAAACCATAACAAATGCAGACCGGAAATTTTACAGGAAACGAATTATTAATTTATTTAAGGACGCATTTAAGGAGAACGCCTATCCTGAAGACATTAAAAAAATACATGAAGCATTCATGAACAGTTCCATAAAGTATTTTAAACTAATAGATACACGTGACATTTTGCAAGAAGACCATGATTTAGACATCTCTTCTGCAACGAAACAAACGACCACGAACGCCAGTAATGTAAAACAACATATTAAGACTCAAGAATTATTATCACAAGCAAACCATGTAATCATGCGGGAGAAAGGTTCAGGAGGAAATTTGGATGCGTTTGTAGAGAGAAAAACAATACATGTTGCACCGCCCATGAAAATGCCATCAAAAAAACCAATTAACTTGTCGGCACCTGCCCTCAAAAAAAAAGGATTAAAGGAAAAAAATAAAAAAAAAGGATTAAAGAAAAAGACAAACTGATATAATATGTCCTAAATTACACATTTCAAATAAATTATGTTATAATATATTTTAGCAATATAATATATTATGGCGGCCAAAAGACAACGACGGAAGATTAAAAGAACAAAAAAGAAATATAATAAGTCGGTTAACCCCAAAAACACCAAAAACACCAAAAACACCAAAAACACCAAAAACACCAAAAACACCAAAAACCCCAAAAACAAAACCAATAAATTTAAAAAACTTATATGCAGTCCAGTTGCTAAAAATAAAGACTATACATGCTACAGTGACACTGCATTGTTAAAAATGCGCGAACATTGGAATGCCAGGCACCCCGACGTGAAAATAACAGAATCCAACCCTCGAAAAATATGGGAAGAACTACGATATAATATGCAAAATGTTTGTAATGTAGAAAGTTGTTGGTTGCGTCAGCAATTTGTTGCAAATAAGCTTGACGCTGAAATGGTAACCAAGACCTTTGCGCCAAATGCACCTAAAAAATGGAAAACCAATCCAAATGAATGGTTAACAAGTATAGATTTAGAGAAAGTAATGAAGCAATATGAAAACAAATACAAGTGTTTTAATTTTATTGGTCCATCGCCTATTGATTTTGATGACCATATGCTGGACGGGGAATGTGTTTGGAAAGAACTATGTGAATTTGATTTGTCAACCGAACTAAAAAATGGTAAGAATAAAATAGGTATTATTTTCAATTTAGACCCTCATTATAAGAATGGTTCACATTGGATTTCGATGTTTATTGATATTAAGAAGAAATTTATATTTTTCTTTGACAGCAACGGAGATAAAATTCCCGGTCGTATAAAAAAACTGGTAAAACGCATACAGAAACAAGCAAAAGAGATAGGAATTGAAATACAATTCTATGAAAATCATCCAAAAGAGCACCAAAAGGGGGACACCGAGTGTGGAATATACTCTCTTTATTTAATCATCCAAATGCTTACAGATAAAAAAAAACCGGATCATTATATGAAACATCGAGTATCCGATGAAGAAATGGCGAGACTCAGAAAAAAATATTTTAATTTTGTATAATACAATTACATATCCTGGATAAATAATATAAATATTTCCACGTACGTATGTATATGGATTTCGCGACAAATAAAAATAAGGCGTTTTTATGGGATTTCTTATATAAAAATGGGATGTTCAAAAACCTAATGACCGACCACGAGACGCGCGTGAAGGACATATTCGAACAGGAAATACAAAAGATTGAGAAGGTATCCTCGGGTGAAAACGCAATTTCCCTAAACAAGACTTTCATAGCCAATATGGTTATTAATATAAATCGTCTCAAGTCCGAATCTCAATCACAAAACAATCAACCAAGTATACAACCTACAATGAAATATACACATCAGGAAGCTGCCGCAGAGAGACAAAAATTATTCCAAAATAATTTGCAAGAAACAGAGCACAATTTTAATGAACATATGAAAATTACAAAACCGAAAAACATAGACTTTTCAGATAAGGACAATATGGACAAAACGGACCCTGAATTAGATAGTAAACTGGTTGAAATTGTAGAGAGAAGAAAACGTGATATGAACATGGCATTATCATCGTATGATGTACAATCCAACACGTCGCCGAATATTCAAATTGGAAAAGAAACCAGTATTGCCGAAGAGCAAATTATATCTGTCGGTGACAAGAAGATGAAAAAAAATGTATCATTTGACTTAAATAATATCACTGCATTTATGGAAAAAAATATGGGGCAACTACTGGAGGGACCGATTGATACAATAAACACTCCACCACATAAAAATACAACACATAGTGAAATTGATGCATTCTTATCACGTTTAAAAACTAAACCAATATCGGGGCAACGTGTATCAGAAGCACATGTATCAGAAGCACATGTAGAAAATAAAGATGAAAAACAAATTATTTTGCAAGAAAATGCGCAAGATCCAGTCACGATGCAAACCATTCTGCGCGAAATTGCAGAATTGCGAGAAACAGTTGACAATATTTTAAGGATACTCAAACAATAATAGTCAAGCGCGCACAATGTTCAAAAATAAATTATATTTCATTATAATTTATTTCATTATAATTTATTTCATTATAATATATGAAATTAACATGGCATAAACAATTATTTTTATACGCAAATTATATTTCATATATTTTATTTGCGCTTGCCTTTGGTGGCATTCTAAATGGCGCACCACAATATTTAAACACGCTGAACACTATATTAAAGTATTACGTTTGTGCCTTTTTACTGGTGAGGTTTAACCCACTCATCAAAATAAAATCACGCGATGCCGAGTTCGACAGAAAGGTGGCATTTTCGGCGGGAGTATTTTTATTGCTTACTACGACTGCAACTACTATTGCATCAGAATATACGAGGTCGGCTATGAGCTAACCTTTCCCTTGTGCCTTCGTGTAGGAAGACCCTTGTTGCGTATGCGCCGCCTTCTTGTCCCATTTTTTTGTTTATTAAAAAACTCCTCTAAATAAATAATTATTTGCTTACTTATTATACGGTCTATTTTGTGAGAATCTTGTGATTTAGCAACAACCGTGAAATTATATCGTTTCATATGTTCCACCATTTTTTTATGAAAAACGTCGCGACCCATATTATATAAAGGATATTTGGCATAATATCTCTCCGCCATATCTTTAAAAGCAATGTTGTTTGTATAAGGCTTCACGTTTATATAAAAGACGTTATTATGTTCCATTTCGGGGTGGAACTGGTCATCTAAAAAACAAACCTTTGTATCTTTTGGAATCCTGGTACAATTAACCAAATCTTTTACACTTTTATCATGACTTGTTCGACATATTTCGACTTGTTTACCGCGCACTTTAAATGCTAAAATAATATCATCAAACACTTTCCCCCCAAGAATATGAGAAAAGTAAGCAGCTATATTTTCGGTCCAGCTCCGCGGACCTTGATTATTGGTGTAAATCATTATTTTTTTGCAAGCACCAGTGCGTTTTTTTTTCAACAGGTATGATAAAATACGAATAATATTGGGGCGCATAAATTCCGGAAATAAAGTCATGATTTCAAAGAAATGAACTTGTTCTATAGGATGTCCAATGACTTGTTCTAATGCATCACAAAACATACCAAGTTCTACAAAACAGCCTAACGTTTCATCTAAATCAAACACCACGATTTTATCACGTATTGGCCCCGCCTTCGATAACACGTGGGAGTTATCGTCACCCTTCATTGTTATATAGAGAGATTATTTTTCTATTCAATATATAACACAACTTGAGAATGCGATTAACAAAAGCAGATTATATCGCAATTCTCGAATATTATAATATTTCACACGCCAAACTATCATCTAAAGACTTGAAAGAACGTTCCGAGAAAATTCTCGCCACAAAACTTTGTCGTTGTATTAAAAAGGTAGACCCTGAAGTAAAAGATAAACCACGAGCAATAGCAATATGCAATAACAGTGTAATAAATAAAAAGAATCTTAAGGTGGGTCGTTTTACATGCAAACGAGGATATAAAATAAAAAAGGGGACGTCTATTACAAAACGGAGCAAGATGTTAACAATTAGAAAAAAACGCAGAAAAACTAAAATATATAAGAAGGAATAACCTATACAGGATTTATTGTATAAATTTCAAAGCAGACAAGATAACATTCTCTTGGTCTGTTAATTTTTGAAATATAATACATGAAGAGAAATTGAGTTGAAACATGTGGTTCAATTTATTTCTGCACAGAATTATTACATCGTCGTTTATCTTAATACCACACACCACGCCGCCATTTGTTAATTTTATATTCTCGGGATTGATTAAATTAACCCAACGAATATATGACCCCATATGTAATTCAGGCAATTCATCAATATATCTATAGTATTTAAGAGATTTTATATATTTTTTCAATGTATCCCTTGGTAATAACAGGCGCTGCAGAGCATCATTCTTCATTTTGTGAAACGTCTCATAATCCATATCTAAAATATCCTCGTTCTTATCATTTTCCAGTGCATGTAGTATTTCATCTATATCTAAACT